CGGTCAGCGGCAACCAACACCGGAGACTGGTCAGCGGCAACCAACACCGGAAACCGGTCAGCGGCAACCAACACCGGAGACTGGTCAGCGGCAACCAACACCGGAAACCGGTCAGCGGCAACCAACACCGGAGACTGGTCAGCGGCAACCAACACCGGAAACCGGTCAGCGGCAACCAACACCGGAGACTGGTCAGCGGCAACCAACACCGGAAACCAGTCAGCGGCAACCAACACCGGAAACCAGTCAGCGGCAACCGTAGAAGGAAAAGAGAGCGTTGCAATGGCAATTGGATGCAATTCCAAAGCAAAAGGGTCTATCGGATGCTTTATTGTACTTGCTGAATGGAAGGAATTTGAAGACGGAACATACCATATTGCAGATGTGAAGTCTGCGAAAGTAGACGGAGTAAAGATAAAACCTGATACATTTTATAAACTTGTAAATGGAGAATTTATTGCAGAAGAGTAAAGGTTTGGCTCCACAGGTACCGACATACCACATGGAGCCGCGTATCTAACTTAATTTGGCTAAGTTAAATACAGGACAAGTATAACACACCTTCCTGTATTTATCAAATAAATAATTAGGAGGGCATTTTTATGTCAAAAACACACACATCCAACGAACAGAAACCACTTGCAAGCGAGATTATTTGTGATCTGGAAGCGGAAAACGCAAAACTCGAAGCAAGAAACAAGAAACTCAGTAACATTGTTTTGAAGCAGGCAGCAGTTCTTGTGGAGACATTATTGCTGTTGAATGAAGAAGGTGATTTAGGAAATGAAGATGCGAGATGAGAACCAAGTGCTTTTATCAGGTGACATTCCGGCGGGGTTCGTATTCTCACATGAAGAATACGGTGGAACCAAGATGTACGAGGGAAGAATGACAATATTTAGAAAGAGTACATCCTATGACATTCTTCCGATTATTGTGCCGGAGCATATGATTTCAAGGGAAACAGAGCTGATTGCCAGTGTATATGGTGAAATGCGAAGTCGAACAGTCCGGGAAGATGGTAAGAAAAGCCTTGTAGCATATGTAAGAGCAATGGACATTCAGTACCTTGAAAGACTGGAAGAACACGATGCAAACGAAGTTTATCTGACTGGATATCTGATTAAAAAGCCAACAATAAAGATGATTGGCACAAAAAACGACAGGAAGCTGGCAAGAATACTTCTAGCGGTAAACAGAAAGAAGAAAGACGGATATACCAGATCAGATGCCATCAGTTGTTTATGCTGGGAGGAAAACGCAGATGCCGTAGAGAATCTGAAAAAGGGAGCAAAAATCAAACTCCGCGGAAGATTCCAAAGCCGGGAACTGTGGTCTGATCAGAGTCAATCATGGGTAACAGCGTTGGAAGTATCAGTAAAAAGATTAGAGGTTTTGTAGTATGAGAAAAATCGAAGTAAGAGAAATTAGATTGACCGATTTTAAAGGTCAGCAGGAGAAGAAAGTAGAGTTCGGTCACAGAACAATCGTTTCCGGGAAGAACGGATGCGGGAAAACCACACTGGCAGACGCTCATATGTGGGAGTTTTGCGACAAAGATTACAGTTTAAAGAGCAATCCAGATATCAGACCCGATGATGGCAGAGAATGCCTGCCAAGAGTTGACATTGACCTTGTAATTGATGGGAAGCCGGTAAGCGTAGCAAAGTTCCAGAAACGCACAGAAAGCAAGTCAAAGGACGGAAAGCCGGGAAAGGTTGCATTATCCAATAAATATGAAATCAATGGCGTTCCAAAAGCCGAAAGAGATTTTAAAGCTGATCTGAAAGAGCGAGGGTTTGACTTTGATAATTTCCTTATGCTGTCTCACATGGAAATCTTCACAGACCTGAAAGATGCAGACGCCAGAAAGATTCTGTTTTCCATGTCAGACGGTGCCGGAAAATCGGATTTAGAGATTGCCAAGACAGTTCCAGGCTGTGCTGAGTTAGTACCGCTTCTGGAAACCTACAAGGCAGACGAAGTCAAAGCCATGAACAGCGCAACGCTGAAAAAGGCAGAGGAACAGTTGAAAGCCATTCCAAACCAGATTATCGGCATGGAGCAGTCGAAAGTTGATGCTGATACCGCTGAATTGGAATTGCAGAAGAATGCCTTGCAGGAACAGATTTCTGACCTTGAAACGCAGATTGCACAGTCAGGAAACGAGCGTAGCAGCAAACTCAGAGCAGAACTTTCAGATTTAGGTGTTAGAAAATATTCTTTCGAGTCAAAAGCACATGAAGAAATCTCGACAAGGAAAACTGCAATTCAAATTAAAATCAATGAGTTGCGGACAGAAAGAAATCTGAAAGCAGCCGAATTAAACAGGGAGACTTCTGCTTTGGTAATTCTGAGAGCGCAGAAGAAAGAACTTCTCGAAAAGTTACAGAACGCCAGAACACAGTATCCCAAAATCAAAGATACAGAATGGGACAACACAGCTCTGGACAACATTGAATCTGAGACATTCAAGGATGCAGAGACCATTTGCCCGACTTGCGGTCAGAATCTTCCGCCAGAGCAGATTGAGCAGTTAAAGAGCAGATTTGAACAGAAAAAGCAGGAAAGAATCAATCAGCAGTTAAAGGCTAAGGAAGAATGGGAACAGGACAAGAAACGCAAAATTGATGAAGTTATTCAGGTTGGAAGCAAAGCGTCTGCCGATATGAAAGAAGCGCATAAGCAAGAAGAAACCCTCACATCTGAGATTTCCAAACTGACAGATGAATTAGAACAGATCAAAACTTCTCTGGACGCAGAAAACAAGAATCTGGAAGCCATACCGAAAGAACCAGACTTCTCAGGAAATGCCGAATATCAGCAGATTCTTGCATCAATCAAAGAGAAACAGCAGGAGCTTAATTCTCTGGACGATGGCGAAGAAACGAAGAAACAGCTTTCAGAGCAGTTATCTGGCAAGAAGCAGGAACTGGCAGTAGTCAACCAGAAAATCGGAGAAGCCAACAACAATGTCAGAATTGACGAACAGATCGAGAAGCTTCAGGAAAGTCAGAAACAGTACGGACAGAGCAAGGCTGATGCACAGATGATTCTGGACGAGCTGAAATCACTGAGTATGGCGAAGAATACAGCCCTTGAAGATTCGGTAAACCAGTATTTTGACGGGGTTAAAGTGAAACTATTCGATACGCAGAAGAATGGCGAAGTAGTAGACGCTTGCATCTGGTACGTGCAGGACAAGGACGGCAACTGGAAGAAACTGGTCGGGAATGCCAATACAGCCCTGATGATGAAAGGAAAAATTGCCATCATGGACGGCTTGCAGAAGTTTTATGGCGTGAGCTATCCGATTTTCGTTGACTGTGCAGCAGAACTGGATAACAGCAGTCTGTCAGGCATTAAGGCAGATGCGCAGTTGATATTCTTGAAAGTTTCTGAGGGGGATATGACGGTAACGGAAATTTGAGAAAAGTGGAACAGCTAGGAACTTGTTTGGCGACAGCCTAGCTGCTCCACACAAAATATAGAGCAAACTATATTTGCTAATAGCATAACAGATAATTTTAGCTTAATCAAGCTACAGGTGATTTTGCACCTGCAAAGTGAGGAACGTGTTCACTCACTAGAATCCATGCAAATTTAATATTTGAGGTTTGACAGACCTATAAATTTACATGGGTACAAAACAGAAAATACGCTCTGATTCCAGAGTTCAGTGCGCTTGGAATCCTACAAAATAGCACAGGTAAGAAACGATACAATCACGCAAATAGCGTGTTGGCAAATATATAAAAATATAGAAAAGGAGAATAAAAATGGCAGAAACTTATGACATTTCAAAAGCAGCAAAAGCACAGGAAAAATATTGTACGGAAAAAGGTTATCCGCATTTTGCACCACGTAATGGAAAATGCTTCAGTTGCGGGCAGAATATCTATTCCGAAAAAGGACGAACAAGAAGCGGAAAAGAATGGCAAGGAATTTCTATTGAGAGAGCATCAAAGGAATTAATTACAGGATGTCCATTTTGCAATAGAACTTATTGCGATTAATAGAAAAGGAGAATTGTTATGGCAAATAAAACACAGTTAGCAACAGCAGGAGAACAGCAGGCAGCAATCGTAATCAACAACTCATTCATTGATGGATTGGTTAAGCAGCTTGAAGAAAAATGCAAATACGGTCTTTCATTCCCAAAAGACTACAACCTCAGTAATGCACTCATGGGGGCATATCTGACTCTGAAAGAAACAAAAGACAGAAATAATAAGCCAGTTCTGGAATCTTGCACAGCTACAAGCATTGCAAACAGCCTTATGAACATGGCAACACTCGGACTTTCGGTGCAGAAAAAACAGGGTTATTTCATTGCCTATTCCGGTCAGTGCCAGTTTCAGAGGTCTTACTTCGGGAACATTACAATCGCCAGAAGATATGGTATGAAAGATATCCATGCCGAGATCATCTACGATGGTGATAAGTTCAAATATCATATCGAAGATGGAAACAAAGTTCTGGATTCTCATGAACAGGATTTTATGAACATTGACAACGATAAGATTCTTGGGGCATATGCAGTGGTTCTGATGGAAGATGGAACAAAACATCTGGAAGTAATGAACATAAAGCAGATCAAACAGTCTTGGTCACAGGGCTATGGTTACAAGGAAAACGGCAATGGAACACACCAGAAGTTTACTGACCAGATGGCAAAGAAAACTGTTATCAATCGTGCATTAAAACAGATTATCAATAGTCATGGTGATGTTTTCGTTCAGGAAGTCGAGGAAGCTACAGAAGAAATTCCAAAGCAGGACATTATTGAACATGAAGTTGCTTATGAAATCGAGCAGAACGCCAATGCAGAAGAATTTATCCCAGACGAGCCAGCGGCAATCGAAGAACAGCCCAAACAGCCAACAGTCGCAGAAGTCGTAAAAACTGCCGAGAAAGAAACAGTTCCGGCAGCAGACAAACAGGAAACAGAGATTCCAGATTTTATGAAGCCAGAAGAGATGTGATCGCATATGATGCACTTCGACTGTATCAATTTTGATCGGTGCGACTCAGGAAAATTTGGGAAATATATGGCTTGTATCGGGCGGTGTGAAAACTGCCCGTACTATGAGCCAATAAAAGATTATTTTACGAAACGAGGTGAGAACTATGAGGATTATATCGCAGGATGGAAAAATCAATCTTCCGTATGACCTGACAGCTATTATTGTGTCTGAAAATCATATTCAGGCGGTGTTTTCGGGCGATACGCGGAAAATCCCGTATTTGATGGCAAGCTATTCATCAAAGAAGAGTTGCGTAGATGTAATGTCAATGCTGAATGATGCAAGCCTTGGAATACATGCTAAAAGCCTTGTGGGAGATGTTACTAAAATTGGAATGAATGAAGTTATATTTAGATTTCCAGAGGATGATGAAGTATGAAGATATTAAAATCGGAAATAGATTGGGATAAAACAATAAATATTCAAATGACTTTGAAAGAATTTAAACTGCTTCAGGATTGCCTGTTTTCAGTTTCTTATGCAGAATTAGAAAAACTTCAAGAAAAAATCCCATATTCTTATGATGATATGCAGGAAACAATTAAACAGTCAGAAACAATATCAGAACAGTTATTTTGTAAATAAGGAAAGTGAGGTGATTCAAAATGTTCATGCGAGTAATAAACACAGGTAGTCAGCCAGGGAACTGCTACGCACTTAAATCCGAATCTAGCGAAATCTTACTTCTGGATTGCGGATGTAGATATTCAGAGATTCTAAAAGGAATTTCCTACAGGATATCAGAAGTTTCGGGATGCTTACTAAGTCATGAACATGGTTAATTAAGGCGACCATAAGAAGTCGTGCAAAGAAATATTGAACGCCGGCATCCAGATTTACACCAATGACGAGACAGTTAAGAGTGTAAACACAATCTCTGGCGAGCTGATGATCGGCTTACCAGAAAAGAAATCGAAGGACATAGGTTCGTTCCGGGTAACGCCTTTCTACGTCCCGCACGACAAGACGCCAAACTTTGCATACCTGATATTTCACGAAGAATGTGGACGACTGATATATGCGACAGACTTCTCATATTTGCCGTTCACATTCAAGAACATGAGAATAAATCACTTCCTTATAGAATGTAATCATCTTGACGAATCGCCGGAGCAGGATTCATTTAAGTTTGAACACTCCATCCGGGGGCATAGCAGCTTATCTACTGTAAAAGAGATTATCCGAGTGAACAAGACCGCTTCGCTCAGAACCATAACGCTGTGCCACCTGTCAGAGGGATGGGGAGACCCGGAAGTGATGCAGAAAGAGATACAGGACGTTGCCGGAAATGATGTTCTGGTGCAGATCGCAAGACCGGGACTGGATGTTGATTTGAATTTATGTCCGTTTTGAAAGGAGAAAAAATGGAAATTGATAAATCAAAATTAAAGTTGGGAATTTGGTATGAGGATGAAAACGGAAATTTAATTAAGTCAGAAGATGATTTGGCATGTGAAGCACCAGAAGGAGCGAGAACGTACCATTCCTGCTTTCCGTTACAAATAACAGAACACGTTTATGTAGTGCATGGCAAAGCTGAGAAAGAAGCGTGCAAGCACAAACGGAAATATTGGAAAAAGGATACAGGTCTGATAAAGGGATTGAAAGGCCATATATGCACTAATTGTGGGTCTAGCCAAACAAGAAAGTGGTGGCAGCCATGGGGAAGAAAATGGGATTATGGAACGGATACTACACCACTTATTAACTTTCATACAAGTTTGGAGGTGGAAAGAAATCAAGATGTCATAATGGCAATGGTAAACAGCGGAGATTATACATTACAGGAAGCACTTGTTGTTTTTTCTACGGCCTGCGAAAGATGTATGAATGTGCTTGCATACAAGTATTTGAACGGAGCAGATGGGTACGAAGAATATTCAGATGAGTGGAAAAAATGCAATACTGAATGCGATTTTTGCAAGAATAGTTAAATTGAGATTCACGAACCATACAGGGAGGAAACAAAATGAAACAGTGGACAGAAGAAGAACTTATTAACGACGGAAACAGATTAAGAAATGCTGAAATTACAAATGTATCATTGAATTTTAAAGATCACGGAGTACTCACCCTTGACCTCACTCTTTCTGGCGGCGGATGGGGAGTTGTATTCGGAGGATATGTTTTAGGACATGGTTACCTTGGCTCGGAAAACTTTAAAGGTTCAAAGGCAGGGCTTGAAGCGATTATGAGAATCATGGACGTTGTTGGCGTAGATGACCTGATAGAAATGAAAGGAAAGCATGTTAGAGTTGCTACGAAAGGACTTGGACATTCAGTGAAAATTATTGGAAATTTCATTAAAGATGAATGGTTTGATTACGAAAGTTTCTTCGAGGATGAGAAACCACCATTTGTGGAGGATTAAGCATGGTATCAGCAAATTTAAAAGACTGGAAAGAAGTCACCAAAGGCATTTACAGATATGTGATCTCTGCAAATGTGGCATACGAAATCCACATTAAATATTGGGATATGGACACAGACATTTTAAGTGCGAATGCAAGTCTATACATTGTTGGCGATTGGCGCTCAAATGATGGTAAAATTACCAGAGAAAGAGAATGCTTACTTGAGTCAGGACCGGTTATGGCTTGCCTTGGGAAAGCTATAGAGGATGATAGAGAGAATAACAGGTAATTAAAAAAAGCACCGACTATTTATCGGCACTTTTTACAAAATCTTGGAGAACAGTAATGACCAGATTATTAAAACTCCTGTTCTCCTGCTTGGCAATCTGCTCAAGCTGTTCTTTAAGCTGTATCGGGAACGTGATGTTAGTTCTGGTCTTATCAGACTTGACGGTCATGTGAAATCCCTCCCTTGTTTTTAGAACATTGTAGCATTTTTGCCTGTCGGTGTCAATCAGATACCAAAGTGGTATCATTTTTATCTTGCAATACAGGTATCGAAGTGGTATCATAATGGTATCAAAGGCACACTGAAAATGAATCGAGGTGATAAGTCTTTGAATAGTAACTATAAAAATTTTGTAAAAGCTAAGGCGATTGAAGCCGAGAACCGAAAGAGATGGCTCAAGCTCAATCCAAATTTGAATGATAATTCGGGAGTCTATATTTTACGCAGAGTTGATGAAGACGGATTCAAGTTTGGGTATGCAGGGCAGGCAAAACATATACTCACCAGATTGTGCCAGCACAGTGCAGGACATCAGCAACACATTGATTTGAGCCTTAAGAAACATGGCTTATATTCAGAAAACAATCCCTACGGATGGACAGTGATCTGTGAGAATTTTTCCGAAGCTAGCCTTGATAGAGCCGAACAGTTTTACATCAAATGGCTTGCAGATCAGGGATATCAGCTTAGAAATAAGACTGGTGGCTCTCAGGGAGCAGGAAAGAAACAGATTGATGAGTACAGACTGGCAAAAGGTTATTACGATGGTTTGAAGCAGGGCAAAAAATCCCTCGCCAGAGAACTTTCACACATCATAGATACACACTTGCAAGTTTCACTGAAACCAGAGAAGCAGAATAATAAAGTATCAATCCGGGCTTTTGAAAGGTTTCAGAACTTGATTGATGAGAAAACGTACGAATAAAAAATGAAAGGAGCTTGCCTTCATGTGACGTAAGGGTGCACCGGGCTTCTTTGAAATATGAAATTAAAATGTGAAATATACAGAGACTCAATGCAAAATTACAAGAAATATGCAATTCCAAGAGCACAGCTCGTTATAGCTGATGTTCCGTATAATGTAGCGAATAATTTTTACGGGAGCAACCCTATGTGGTATGTAGGGGGGGATAATAAAAATGGTGAAAGTAAACTAGCAGGAAAAGCTGCCTTTAATTCAGATTTTAATTTTAACTTATATGAATACTTTCACTTTTGTTCAAGAATGTTAAAAAAAGAAGATACAACACCTGTGCCAAGAGGAAGAAGTAGCAATTCTCCATGCATGATTGTATTTTGCTCGTTTGAACAAACACAAACATTGATTAAAGCTGCTGAAAAACATGGTTTTGTACATTATATCCCACTTGTTTTCATAAAAAATTACAGCCCTCAAGTATTAAAAGCAAATATGCGTGTGGTTGGAGCTGCGGAATACGCATTATTGTTTTACAGAGACAGGCTTCCTAAGTTTAGGAACGGCGTTCAGACTGACGAAAATGGAAAAACAATCAGAGGTACAGGGCACATGGTTTTTAACTGGTTCGATTGGGAGAAAGATGGAAAAGATATTCCTAAAATTCATCCGACACAAAAGCCAGTCAAACTTTTAAAAAGATTGATTGAAACGTTTACTGATCCCGGAGATGTAGTAATAGACCCATGTTGCGGAAGCGGGACAACGTTAAGAGCTGCACATGAAATAGGAAGAAATGCTTTCGGATTTGAAATTGATAGAAATTTCTTTAAGAGAGCAAAAGAAGAAATGCTTGTTTTTGAGGAAAACAGTCAGATAAGCATAGAAGATTTTTTGTAAAGGAATCGTGAATATGGACGCATTACGGTATCAAAAACACATGCAATGGATGCAGAACCGTAAGGATATTTATTATTTCATCCGTAAATACGCAATGTCTCACAAAGGGACTCCAACAACCAAGAAGATATCTGAGGAACTAGATATCAGTATGAGCGCTGTTCAAAGGCATCTAAGGCAGTTCGAGGACGATGGACTGATTGTATTTCACGGAACTGGTTCGCACAGGACATACGAACTGATAGGAGTAAAGAAACATGAAACTGTATGACGTATACGACGGTTCAAAGTATATCGGGGAGCTGACGCTTGCTGAAATATCAGAATTGACAGGAAAGACAAGAAGTCAGATATCGCAGGCAATCAGCGGGGCATATGACATTAACGGAAGATATGCGGTCATATATGATGGGCAGCAAACAATCGCATACTCAAACAAGAATGATCGCAGGATGTTAATGGAATTTGACATTCTGACTCAGAAGATAAGGAGGGCTGTCGGATGGGAAAGTTGAAGATTAAAAAGCCAAAAAATCAAAGAAGCTTAATCCCGGCACCACTTAACATAACTGGCTTTACAATGGAGCAGGCTTCCAGACAGACTGGCGTAAGAATCGAATCTCTTAAAACGTATTTGGATTCAAAAGAACAGGAAATTAGAGAGCAGCTTATCAAAGAATCACAGGAAAAGCTGTGGAAAGCAGAAGATTATATTGCTGTGGCAAATATTTTAATTTCTGTTATTGCAATCAAAAAAGCATGGGGATTCAAGAAAGCAAACCAGAATTTCATTGATAAGATTACCGAAGCCGAAAGATATGTTGAGGAAATCGGTGTTGAAGCAGCATATAAGGAAATTAAGGAAGAAATGGGTTTGCAGATTGAATTTGATTCTTTTGATATTAACAAGGAATTTGGGTTTGGAGAAAACGGGGGAAATGGATAAAAATGAAATTCATAGATTTTTTCGCAGGAGTTGGAGGATTCCGCAGAGGAATGGAATTGGCAGGGCATGAATGTGTTGGCTTTTGTGAATTTGATAAATTTGCTACTGCGAGTTACATCTCGATGCATTTGCTGACAGATGATCAGCGAAAAGCATTAGAAGATATTCCTATCAAGCAGAGACAGAAAGAAATATTAAAGGAGGAATACAGAAATGGAGAATGGTATGCAAATGACATTCGAAGAGTGTATGCCGGAGATATTCCCAAAGCCGACTGCTGGTGTTTCGGATTCCCCTGTTTTGCCAAAGGAACTTATATTCTTACAGAAAAAGGATATATCCCAATTGAAGATATATCTGTCGGAGATAAAGTCCTTACGCACAAAGGAAGGTGGAGAAAAGTCACAGCAACAATGCACAGGGACGGAGCAAGACTCTGGGATGTCAACGGATTCGGAATATTGCCAACAAGAACCACGGCAGGGCATCCGTATTATGTCGCTAAGCCAGATCAGCCAATGGAATTCAAAAAAGTGGAACAACTTGATGACAGTTGGTATTCCACAATGGTTTTGCCTGATGCAGAATCCGATGGATACAGCAAGGAAATGTGGTGGATTATCGGACGTTATCTTGCTGATGGGTGGAGAGTTGAAAGAAAAGACAGACCAAGCGGAGGAAGAATCGTGTTCGCAATCAGCGATGATAAGAGGACAGAATTCGAACAACGATTGCGAGAAGCGAAACTACATGGAACTTACACAAAAGAACAAACTTGCGGAAAGTATCATGTGTGCAATAACCAATTATACGAATACCTTGAAAAGTTCGGAAAATACGCACATGGAAAACGAATTCCAAGAGAAGCATTGTGTTTACCACGAGAGAAAGCAAAATACTTCTTCGATGGATATATGTCCGGGGATGGAAGAAGTGATCGAGAAGAAGCAACATCAACCAGCGCAGCAATCATTCTTGGCATGTGCATTATTGCACAGCGACTTGGAAAATCTGTTCCAGCTGTTTACTACACTAGAAGAGATGAAAAATGTGTTATCCAAGGAAGGGAATGCCGACAAAGAGATACATATACATTCCGAATCTCTAGTAAATCAGTTAAAGGACATTATCGTGCAAGATATGTTTGCAGAGAATTGTATCAGCCAACAGAATCTGATGATTTTGGAACAGTGTATAACATCAGTGTTGAAGAAGACAACTCATATGTTGCAAACGGAGCAATTGTCCACAATTGTCAAGATATCTCAGTTGCAGGAAAGCAAGCCGGATTTCAAGGAAACCGCTCAAGCCTGTTTTTCAGAGTTATGTACCTTATCGGACAACTCAAAGAAGAAGATAAACCCGCTTACCTTTTCATTGAGAACGTTAAAAATCTGCTTAGTGTTAATGGAGGATGGGATTTCGCCCGATTGCTCATTGAAATGGAGCAGGGGGGGGTATGATGCAGAATGGCAGGTGCTCAACTCCAAAGATTTCGGAGTGCCACAGAACCGGGAAAGATGTTTTATTATCGGACATCTTAGAGGTAGAAGCTCCGCAGAAGTATTTCCTGTCGAAGGAGCAGACGGAAAAAATAGTGTTTCGTTAAATCTTTTTGGTTGTCTTAATGGTAGAAATTCACAGCGAGACAGAGTTTATAGTGACGATGGATTAGCACCAACAATCAGTACGAAGCCGGGAGGAAACACAGAACCCAAAGTATCCATATTATTTGATACAAGTTATATTGGTCAAGATGGAAAAGCACGCATATATGAAAATATTTGTCCAACACTAACAAGTAGAGATTACAAAGAACCTAGAAGTGTTGGAGTTGTATGTAATGTGAATCCGTCAGGGAAAGGAATGAATGGGAACGTGTATGATTCTAACGGATTAAATCCAACTTTAACAACAAACAAAGGCGAGGGGAATAAGATTGCAATTCCAGTTCTCACTCCAGATCGTGTAGAAAAACGTCAGAATGGACGGAGATTCAAAGAAGATGGCGAGCCAATGTTCACATTAACATCGCAGGATAGACACGGGGTCGCAATTGATCCGCTCGGAGTATTACGTAACGTTCGCACAGAATATGGAAAAGAAATCCGTAAAGATTACGAAAGTGGAAAACTTGATATTTCCAGGCATGAATTTCTTGCTAATGAAATCAGAGAAGATGGAATTGCAAATACATTGTCTACAGTCCAGAAAGATAACCAGCTTGCAGTAAAAGTAGCAGAAGCAACTAAGCAAGGATATTCAGAGTGTAGAGTCGGTATTGACACAGTGAATTTATCAGTTCCAGGTAGTAAGACCAGAAGAGGAAGAGTTGGAAAAGAAGTTGCCAATACCCTAGATACAAGCTGCAATCAAGGAATATTCGTGCAGATATCGGAAGAATTAACGGTATATGCAGTCTGGTATGAAAAATATCAGTGTTACATAGCAATCAGGAAATTGACACCAAGGGAATGTTTTAGACTTCAAGGCTGGTCCGATGATTATTTTGAGAAAGCTCAGTTTGTTAATTCTGACAGCCAGTTATACAAGCAGGCAGGAAACGGCGTAACAGTGACAGTTATAGAAGCCATGGCAAGAAAAATGAACGTAAATCTAAATTGATAGTGCGTCAGTTGCTTACATGGGGAAAGTGAGGATGAAAATGAAATTATTTAAAACAGTAGATGAAAAATTAGCAGATATTGGATTTGCAAAAATTGAAGAAGATAAGTATGGGTGTGTATATAAAAGAAAAGATAAGAAATATAATTTTACACAAGAAGTTGTCATTAGACACAAAAAATCTGGCAGACATATTTTGCAGTCATATGATCCAGATTTAGGAGATGATAAAGGGATTGGAAATACTTGTGTTGGTCTTACAGGATATGAAATGAAACTGTTTATTAAAAAGATGAAGCAGTTAAAAATGTATGCGGGCAAGGAGGACACAAAATGTTAATCAGAAGTCAGGATAAAACAGTAATAGCAAACATCGATAATGCTTTCAATATTGCAATTCGAGACATTAATGGAGCGACAGCAATACATATCGGAACTCAAGGCAGTTGTTGCAATATGGCTGAATATTCCACTAAAGCAAAAGCCATGAAAGTACTAGATATGATTCAGGAAGCATATTGTAAATTTATGTCGGTAAAAAACGATGATGCTTGAGGGCGAACATCTGGCGAATATTGGTGATTATATCATCCGCGGTGTTCATGGTGAATTTTATCCGTGTAAGCCAGATATATTCAGAGAAACTTATGAGGAGGTGGAAGCATGAGTCATATCAAAGACAGATTAAAGCAGTACAAGGATAAATATTCGGACTGCTACAAATACGCTGGGGTACATGTCAAAGTTATTCAAGATATGATTGAGCAGCTTCTGGCTGATCTGGAACAGGAAGAGAAAGAAAATGGTTGGATTCCGGTCAGTGAGAGATTGCCAGAAGTAAGCGGTACGTATCAAGTGACTTGCATGGACGGAAGAATATATCGTTCAACCTATGCGAAATTCCAGTGCAAGTTGAAGCGCTGGGAACTAACTGGTGCTAGGTCATATTGGAAAGTCACAGCCTGGATGCCACTTCCAGAACCATATAAGGAGGACTAAACATGGATATGTCACTTTTTAAGAAAGATGGCAAGACATTCACAAGATTCAAAGTGCCCGTGAAGTCATTCGGAAAATATCGTCTTATGCTCGAAGTGAAATATGGAGTAGACACAACAAAGCCAGTAAAAATCAGTAGCAGATATAAGTATTTTGAAAAGGAGGGCGACTGGATTAATGGGAAGATGTAAATTAGAATGCCCGAACGGTGAAACTGAGTGTTGCATCTGCTGTGAGAAACAAGACGATTGCGATAGCCGGTGCGACATGATGGATAGTTATGAATATGCGGAGGAGTGCGAAGATTATGTAAAGGAGGATGAGAGATGAGCAGACTGATTGATGCAGACGATTTAATTGAATATATTAAAATCTGGGAAATTGGAAATAGTATTAGTTCCGACCAAAAAGAGTTTATTGACTGTATTAATAGACAACCAACAGTTTTTGATGTAGATGAAGTTGTAAGACAAATCAAAGATATAAAAGATAAGGAATACACAGCTTGTTTAGGGCCAGAATGCGGATATTGCAGATATCTTAGTACTTGCTCATATGGAGGCAAAGTAGATAAACTTGCTTTAGAAAGGGCAATCGAAATCGTGAAAGGTGGTGGTGTTGAATGAATAAAGTATCAGGTGAAATTTTAGAAGAATTAAGAGATAGCATGGTAGGAAGAAGATATAGACATTTCAAAGGAAGAATCTATATCGTTACTGATCTTGCAGTGAATACAGAATCAGATGAAATCATGGTGATTTACAAGTGCTTTGCAGACCCACTTGTAACATGGTGCAGACCGTTAAGCATGTTTACGAGTGATGTGGATAGAATCAAATATCCAAATGTAAAGCAGAAGAAAAGATTCGAACCACTTTCTGAACAGAAGGAGTAGAACGTATGAGAGAAATTTTTTTCAAGGCAAAGCGGATTGATGATGGTAAATGGGTTGAGGGATGCTATCAGAAAAGATATGACCTTTTAGGCAACGAAGAACATTTCATCTTCCACGCTGATAGTTATACAGTATGGGAATATGCGGAAATTAACCCATCCACCATCTGCCAATATACAGGCTTGAAAGACAAGAACGGGAAGAAAATTTGGGAAAATGATATTATCAAATATCATTTCGGAGAAATCTATGCTCCAATCAAATATGGATGCTATCAAAATTGTTTTGATTCTCAGAAAGCGGAACATGTCGGATTCTATGTAGATTGGTCGGATGACAAATGTCTTAGAAAAGATTTAGGGTATTGGATTGACATGGTAGACACTATGCCAGTTGGAAACATTTTCGACAATAAAGAATTATTACAGGAGGAGCAATAATGCAAAGAGAATTTATTTGCGGTGACTGCATGAATTTTCTCCCGGACTTTCCAGATAATTACTTCGATGTGGCAGTCGTAGACCCACCATACGGAATCAAAGAACACGGCGGTAAGAATCGTAGTAAATATGTAAAGCAGAAAAATGGAAGTTCCATTTATGTTCCTGATGGTGGCTATAAGAATTATGGTTGGGATAATAAACCACCAGATCGAGAATATTTTAAACAACTATTCAGAGTATCAAAGAATCAGATTATCTGGGGATGCAATTACTTTGATTACCCAATGGCGGGTGGCTTGATAATCTGGGATAAATGCAATGATGGTTCAGATCAATCAGACGCAGAAGTTGCTTACTGCAGTCTTACAAGAAGAGCTGACATTTTTCGCTATATGTGGAGAGGAATGTTTCAAGGAAAATCAATAATTGAAGGAACAATACAGCAGGGCAACAAAAAACTGAACGAAAAGCGAATCCACCCAACTCAAAAACCTGTAAATTTATATCGTTGGATATGCCAGAAATATCTGCAGAAAGGAATGAAGATTCTTGATACCCATGTGGGGAGCGCAAGCTCATTGATTGCCTATGAAGAATGTGGACTTGAATATATCGGGTATGAAATTAATGAAAATTATTACAATGACGCTTGTAAGCGGTTAGAAGAATTTAGATCACAGATCACATTGTTTGATTTAGGAATGGAGGGGCGTACAAATGAGTAGTGCAAGCGTAAGATTCGGGACAAAAGCGTATGTATGCGCAAGATACTTTCTTAGACCCGGAAAGTGCTTCAAATACATAGACCAGCGCGGTGAAGACACCACAGAACACGTCTATGAGGTCATGGCATTATATCCGTACTGTGTCCTGCTAAGAGATACCAAGAATGGGGTCAGAACTTGTCCGGGATATAACACTTTGAGCCTGATGCTGAGAGGAAGTGAAGCGAGTGAGTAAAGGCAAAGATATTTCTACTATGTTTACAAGAGAAGAAAACAAGAAGAATGGAAGACTCGGATACGGTCAGGCTACTAGAGAAAAGGAAGACATTATCAGTCCTGCACAATACGGTGCGTTCCTACAGAAAAGAGGTAAGAAGAAATGAACAAATCAGTGTTGGTAATGAATACGCCAGAAAATTGTTATAATTGTCCATTTGGAATTGGATACTGTGGCGATCTTGAATATGAGGGTTTGTGCGAATTAGCTGACTGTTTAGATTATGATGTAATTCTGATGACAGAAGAACATTATGATTGCGAAAGTAAATCAAGACCTGATTGGTGTCCATTGAAGCTGTTACCAGAGAAGAAAAGTACAACTGCACCCGTGAGCAATTACGAAGTGCAGAAAAACTTATTTGCCGACGGTTGGAATGCCTGCTTGAGAGAAATTACAAAAACAAGCGATGAAAATGAGCGATAAAAAGCAAGCGATAAGAGGTGAAGTAGATGGAGAGATTAACACTTGACGATACGATAAAAGCACTTAGATGTGTTGCCAGTCAAGATACAGGAGGTGGTTGCTATGCAGACCACGAAAACTTCATACATATGGATGATGAGTATAAACGCATTGTCTGTGGAACTGGCGAGGATTTAAGAGATCCTATCAGCGACAAGGAAGCGGTTGGATGCCCGTATTATCAAGATACTTATGAATGTTGTTTTGAAAATGGAGGATTGTATTGGTTGAAAGATGTTGCAGAGCTGCTAGAAGAACTGAAATCTTATAAAGACTTAGAAGAACAGGGTTTGCTTGTGAAATTGCCAGATGATTTATTTAAAAAAGTATATCGAATAACTTATGAATATACGGAATGTAGTAAATTTGGAGAAACAGTTATTGATTGTGAGAATTATAATTGTAACTGCGATTGTGATTCTGAAAAGAAATTTTATATCGTAGAAAACAATCTGAAATTTATGCTATTTTGCAATTATTATAATGAACTTGGCAAAACCGTATTCCTCACCCGTGAAGAAGCTGTGAAGAAGCTGGAGGAACTCAAAAATGAAATTTAAAGAATTTGCAAAGTGGTGCAATGAAAGAGCCTGTGATGGATGTTGGGGAATGCTGGAAGCAATGGCGTGTATTGATTTAATAGGTGAAGTTAAAAAAGTTCCGTTTTGGAAAAGAGAGAAATTTTGGAAAGAAAATTATGAGCAGCAGGTATTGGAAGAGATTATTAATCCGATAGAGAAGAAGTTGGAGGAGGTTCAAAATGACAAGACCTGAGATTACAGCAAAATTATCAGCCATGCTTGAAAAGAAAATAAATCCTCACAATGATCCACGTATTTATTGGGCGAAAGAAGTGACATTCGATTATTCGACAGATCATGCGGTAAGGGTGGATTATATGCGATTCGTGCCAGCAAATAATAGTGTGTCCGGGATAGAAAAAGGTGACTGCTATTGTTATGAGGTTAAATCATCAGCTGAAGATTTTCGTTCTGGTCATGGGTTGAATTTTATTGGTGATTATAACTACCTGGTTATGCCGACAGATGTATGCGCTGCGGTATCCCTTGAAATTCCACATTATGTAGGAATATATGTACCAGAAGCAAATGATCTTACATGCGTCAAAAAAGCAAAGCGAAGAAATCGGACAAGGCCTGTGTCTGAAATACTTTTGATGATGTTCCGGTCTGCGAATAGAGATTATAGAAAAGCAGTAAAACAGTTGGAGGAGATGAAGAATGGCTTATAAGTATTTAGATAACGCTGTCAAATCCATTGAATATCAGCTGAAGAATATCAGCTGAACAGCGCATATAGCCACGGGTATTCTGATGGGAAAGAGGATGCGAGAATAGAATATTCGAAGCACGGGAAAATTGTAAAAATGAAAGTGCTAAGCGATAATGACTTCAACTCTATGCCAGACTACTATAAATCATGGCCCGTAAAAGCATGGTGTAGTTGCGGAAAACCACTTAATCGACTGGATTATACATTTTGTCCGTATTGTGGAGGATTGATTGCGAGAGGAGATGAAGAAAATGGCAGATAAAACATGCGAAACTTGTATTGAAAACGACAACGGGCTGTGCGACCGCAAAGGCATCCTGATAGAGGAAGACGATACCTGTGAAAAGCACATATCAAGTTGGAAAGAAACAATGATGGAGAATTTTATCCGAAAATCAATGTGGTAAGGACGGAAATGTCCTTGTCAGACGGGAAGGTGGCTAAATGACAAATGTGAGTTGGATTCGATTAGAAATAGATATGTTCGATAACAAAAAAATCCGGCATATCAGAAAACTTCCAGAGGGGAACAACATCGTTCTAATCTGGATGATGCTCCTGACGATGGCAGGGCGTTGTAATTCAAACGGGATTATTTTTTTGACAGAGAATATTCCATATACAAATAAAATGTTGGCTGACGAGCTGGACTTTGATGAGAGTGTGATCGAACTTGCACTTACAATTCTTGAAAAATTCGGCATGATAACCAGAGATGGAACATTGCTTTCAATTCCCGGATGGGAAGAGCATCAGAATATTGACGGGCTTGAAAGAATCAGAGAGCAGACAAGAAAACGGGTTGCCGAGCACAGAAAACGCCAGAAAGAATTATCAGAGGAAGAACGTACGCCGAAGATTCCAGAGCAGATTTCTTGCGAAAAAGATTTAGTCAAGCCCGGAGATGTTCAGAAAGTTGTTGATGAATGGAACAAGCTTCAGCAGTTCGGGATTCAGCCAATCGCAAGAATGACAGCAAGGCGAACGCAAATGCTGAAAGCAAGAATCCGAGAATATGGCATGGATAAGGTAATGGAAGCTCTGAGGAACGTAAAAAACAGTGACTTCCTTATGGGGAAGAAAACTGATTTTATGATAAATTTTGAATGGTTTGTGAAACCAAACAACTTCTTAAAGATACTCGAAAACAAATACCACAACAGGGAGGATATGCGAAATGGAGCTGACGCAACTCAAAGAAATGTCGAACCAATCATCCCACTTGGAGAATGGAATGGAGAAGAATCAGACACCCCGTTCGCTTGAATGCCCTGAATGCGGGGACAGCGGGTGGAGATGGGTAAGAGATGCAAGTGGTATTCCCTATTGCGAGGAATGCCCTTGCGGAATCAGAAAAAGAATAATCCTTGAAAATCAATTGAAATTTGCAGAGCTTCCAAACGTGTTTAAAGGCTCAAATTTCAATGATTTGAAGTCAAGTGTATATTTGAACGCCGAGAGCCGAAAAGTATTTTCTCAGGCGGCTCAGGCGGTAAATTACTGGTTTAAAAATCTTCCTGATATGCAGAAGAAAGGAATAGGGCTATACCTTTTCTCAAACGCAAAAGGTTCTGGCAAAACCAAAACAGTATGCAGCTTGGCGAATGAAATTATGAAGAAATACCAGAAGCCAGTAAAGTTCACCACATCCCTCAGGATTCTTGATGAGATCAAGAATACATGGGGAGACAAAGGGAATACGGAAGGAAAGTTGATAGAGGATTTGTCCAGAACAGAAATCCTTATCATTGACGACTTCGGCGCTGATTCTGGTAAGGAGTGGATTAACGAAAGATTCTATAGCATTATCAACGGGCGGTATGTCGACAGGAAAATCACTATATTCACGAGCAACTGCCAGATATCAGAACTGAAATATGACGAGAGAATCACAAACAGGATTCTGGAGCGATCACTTGAAATCCCATTTCCAGAGGAATCTGTCAGAGAACATATAGCACAACATTTGAAAATGAAGATGGTACAAGGAATGCGAGGTAAAGAGAATGAAAATAGCTGTTAAACCATGGGGCGAAATGTCTTTCAGAGAAATTCAGAATTTAAAAGAAAAGCAATGTAAGCATTGTGATTATTTTTCAAAGAATAATTCTGGAGGGTTATCATATGGAACTTGCGATTACATCCTTATTAACGATCGCATGAGAGGATGCCTACCGACGGAATGCGTAATGAAAGGGATTTTTAAAAGAAGAACAGGAACAAAAAGAAGAGCAGCTTTGAGAATTTAAACCTTTGAAAGGAAAAGAAATGAGAACAATAAGCGAAATGTATAAACGTTCCGGGGGAACAGCATATCAGCATAAATGTTCTGAATGTAGATTCTATAGGGACGGAAAGAGGGGAAAATGTCTGATGTACGGCGGTGATCGGGACTGGCATGGAAATTTTATTGCCTGTAAATTCTTCAATCTTGAAGATGATATGCCGGAAGGACAGATGAATATTTTTGATTATGTGTGAAAGAAAGGAGGAACGAGGAGCCGCTGGCCAGCGAAAGGATATCCCGGTTCCTCCTTATTTTTTATGAATAATGGCGACTTGAAATATGCAATTGAGAATGGTATCATCAATTTGTCTCACATACAAGAGCAAGTTGAAATGAATAAAAGGGAAGAAATTTTAAAAGAATACAGGGACAGTATATGGAAGGCATCTGACGGATATTGGAAAATCCGTATGACTCATGACGAAACCGGACAGCGGAAGATGTTCAAACGTCGGTCTAAACAGGATTTAGAGGACTTGATTGTAAAAACACACCGAGAGAAAGCAGAGAATCCGAAAGTCAAGACTATATTCGAGGAATGGGCGCAGCGCAAGGTTGATCTGAATAAGATTTCAATACAAACTTATCAGAGATATCAGCAGGACTTTAATCGTTTTTTTGGGACTATGGGCGAACGCAGAATTAAAAACATTGAGTCAGAGGATATCAGCAACTTCCTGGAAGAGCAGATCAGTGAACACAATCTAACCGCAAAAGCTTTCTGCAATCTTAAGACAATTACCAGAGGTACCCTGAAATGGGCGAAGCGTAACAAGCTGATTGATTGGAACGTGCAGGAATTATTCTATGACTTGGATGTCACCGATAAATCTTTCAAAAGAAATATCAAAGAAGATTCGGAAGAAGTATTCAACGACGCTGAAATGGACAGGATGATTGACTACTTGAAAGACAATCAGGACATAGTAAATCTTGGCATTATGCTTATGTTCGTAACCGGGCTGAGAGTTGGGGAGCTATGCGCTTTGAAATGGAATGACTGGCTACCACATATCAGTACGATTAAAGTCAGAAGAACGGAAGTAAGGCATTTTGAAAACCATAAAGGCATTTTTGAAGTCAAAGACTTTCCGAAAACAGAAGCAGGCGTAAGAAATGTAGTGGTTCCTCAGGGGTGTATATGGATATTACAGAAGCTTAGAAATATGTCGACATTCTGTGAATATATATTTTCTAAAGATGGAAAGCGATTAAATACTTATTCGTTCAGGAACCGGTTAAGAACAGTGTGCAAGAAAACTGGTTGTATTCAAAAATCACCGCATAAAATACGAAAAACATATTGCACGATATTACTCGACCACAGCATAGATAATCAGATGGTCACATCACAGATGGGCCACACAAATATTTCGTGTTCCGAGAACTACTACCACAGAGATCGAAAGGACCTCAAGAAAAAACAAAAAATCATGGACAGCATAGATGAATTTATGGTAGTATCAAGATAGCTTTTTTTGAGAGGGAACAGCCAGGGAACAAAAAGGAACACCCTGCAAAAGGTTAGAAGCATTGGTTTTATAGGAAAAATAGCAGTTTAAAGATACGTTCGATTCCCGTACTGGCTGCTACGAAAACATTGTAAAATCAAGGCTTTTTGTGCTTTTTAGAGGTGTTTAAAAGTTCGAGGGAACAGGCTAGGGAACAGGTAAGGAACAAGAACAAATATTCGAATTAAAACCATAGGAGGAAAACTTGTGTGTGAGACACAGGAAAAACCATCGTAGACGGCAGAAATGCGGTCTTTTTTTGTTGCCAAAATTATGCTAATATGGTTGTATGGAGGTGACGTTGTGATACATACCGCATATGATGTGATGAAAGAATATCTGATAACCGGTGCAGAACTTGATGGACAATTTCAGATACCAATGCTTCCAAAAGTGGATTTCTCGCCGGGCAAGTCGATTGACTTTGTGTCTTCAAAATCCAGATCATTGAAAGGCCATAAAGACCTGACGGTGAATTTCTACATTGATGACAAAAGCTTTCTGCAGGTATGGAATCAGCCGGACCAGTACATTGAGCACTTAAAATGTTTCAATTCAGTTTGCAGCCCAGATTTCACAATTGCTTCCGGGATGCCAAGTGCGTTGAACATCTACAACCTGTATAGAAACCATGCCTTAGGATATTATTGGGCGGTTATGGGCGTTAAAATCATCCCATCCGTAAATATTATTAGTCCAAAGGAAATGCCATGGATATTTGATGGAACACCACACAGAAGCACTGTATCATGTTGCACCAATGGCAGAGTGCGGTCAAAGTCTGCAAGAATGGAGTTTTGCGAGAATTTTAAGGAAATGTTGGACGCAATAGAGCCGACAAAGGTTGTGATCGTAGGTATCGTGCCGGATGAACTCAATGTGGATGTGCCAATTATAAACCTCAATTCACGGAGCCAGAACATGAAAGAAGCGTTCAGAAAGGAGTAGGCATGGGAACCATCAGCAGGGAATCAGCGAAGCGCAGAAGTAAGGAAACGAGCCGACAGAAGCGCAGAAATGTTAAAATTTCAAACGTTATACAGAATAAAAAGAATTTCAGAAGTGACGAATTGAACGTTATGAAATAATAAAAGGTGGCAGCTTGATTACTGCCACCTTCCAACACCATGTGTTATACTTTATCCGTCTATCAATGAGGCTCCGGACGCCTTTCACCATTGATATCCGTTGGAATAATAATATCTCTTACGAATTAAAAAGTCAATAGAAATTCAAAAAAATTCACAGCACGCCGATATACGTTCTACGGAATTTTCGCCAAAATTAACAAGCATAAAAAATCGCAGGTCTGAATTAGTTCCAGATTTCTGCGATTTTTTTCCGGGGTTTTCCAGTTCCAGTGCATCTGCAATTGATACAGGAATTGCCCGGTAATACCAATTTTAAACATTTGTTCTAATCAGATATGATTGTATTAATTAAGTATTTCTAACTTTCTTGACGTCCCAAACCATCCCGATTTTGTCGAGCAGTTCTACCCGCTCCGGTGTGGTCTGGGCGTATGAATTGCCTTTTCTGGCGCTACGCTGTGAGCGTATCCATTGTCCCAGTTTATAACCGTCCGGGCAAACGTAAGAGCAGGGGACAAGTAAATCCCCGTTAAGGTTGTAGAACTCTTGAGCGTGTTTATACCCGGTGCACCATTTTTGTGCTTGTGTCGCTAACGCCCCTGATCGGATTTCTTCCGCTTTTTCTGCGTAGTTTCCTGTGCATCCCGTAAAACTATCACGAGCGCTTAAGGCGTCTTCTAAGGCAGAATAAGAGCCAAGGTAATATTTTGCGCCATCCCGGTATACATTAACCTCCCAGCGCCCGAAACTGTTAAGATGCAGATTTTTGTATTTTACGATGTCTTTTTTATAAGCGTTTTTGGAATTTGCTTTTGCGTAAGACATCCGCAGCCGTTCCCTTTTGCACTCCGGGCCGCACACAAGTCGCCCGTTACGACTCTCGAACTCTTTCCCGCAGACAACGCATCGTTTTATATTGTTGTTTGTGATCTGCACACCCGGGCGCAGCTTCGCGAAGAACTCCGGGAACGTGCCGTTATTCTTTGCGATTTCCGCATCTTTGCGGACTTGTGCGGCCTCCTCCGGGCTTGCGAAAATTCCAAGCGTGTAATTCTTGCTGTTATAATTTATTTGCGTAATCCATTTATCAGTGTTTTTGTATGGATACACGTATTTTATTTTGCTCATGTGATCTCCCTTTTATAGCCGTACAGCTATACAAAATAATAACCCCTTTGCGTTCTGTCGTCAATCCCTGTTATCAATTCGATATTTGACGTTTTAAGGCGGTTTTATATGCCTGTGATAAAATATACCAGAATCACGCTGGAAGCCGTTAAAACGTCAAATAGAAGCCAATACAACTATATATAATTGTCAATGCACATCACACCGGGAAACAAGCCCCGGTGAAGTCCTGGCACAGGTCACGAACCACCGCCGCCCGGAGCGGATGCAGGACACTAGAAAAAGAGCAGCGGTTTTACTGCTCTAAATAGTTTATATTTGCGACCCCGGGCAAATCCCGGAAGAACTCAGAAAAGCCGCCGTCAGTAACATTGTACTGGCGGTCAGATGTCGGAATCATGCGACCGTTTTTTATCTCCATACAGGAAAGTTGCAAATATCCCGGTATTTTAGTGGATTTATGCAGAGCATACCGCATAAAAGACACCGCCCCAGACTGACACCGCGCCGGCGGCAAGTCGTACCAGATCAGTGGGACTGCACCGGAAGAAATAGCATCAAATACTTTTCTAGCGTCCTTTTCTGCCGATTCTTTAATTTTATCAAATTCGGAAAAATCGCCGCTTTTTATGGCATCAATAGTCTGTTTTGACGATGGTTTTATAATTCTATCTATCATATAAAATCCCCTTTCTGGTTAGAAAAACAGGCGGGAAAACCCGCCCGAAATTCGTTTATTTAGTCCAAACAATCCTAATTTCTTTTTACAAACTCGATTTCTGTATAATTTTCCCCGGTCACCTCGTTTACAAATGCCAAAATTCCGGTTCTTGTGAAATCAAAACGCGAAAAATCAAATCCCTTTTGCGCAAGCCTATATTCATAAGAGCGCCCGCAGCCCTCAGAGTCGTAGTATGTGCCGTCGACATGTAACGCGTTAAGTTGCACCACTGGGCACCCTTTTTTATTTGCGTCGCGTCTCTGGTAGCCACCAAAATCCGCAACAACGTGCAGACCGTCCAGCGTGTCAAATTCCGCACGAACTCTGCAATTTGGCACGTCTGAGCCGTTTCTGTAGCCTGTTCCCGTGCATCCGTATTCTACTAATGTTAATTTTTTCATGTTTTTAATCCTCCTGATTTTATTTTAAAAGGCCGCCGGGGAAATGCTCCCCGGTACGCTTGCCGGCCTAATTTTCCGTAAGTCTTTTGAAAATATCAATTGTAAGAGCTGCAAGCCCCCTTTTCTTGTCTGACATATAACCATGTCTTTTACTTCTCAGTGCTTTTTCAACAGTTTTCAAACTGTTTACACCGTAAGATGCGGCTTTTTGAAGTGCCTTGTATTCTTCAGAAGTAACCGAAACAGCTTTCAATGTATTGGGATTAATGGAAAAATCTTCTTTATCTCCCGGGTGGAGTATCTGGCAAATAGGAATATAAAGATCAGTCCCCATGTTTTCACCAATATTCCAAACAAAGTAGTTACCCGGGATTTTCTTCACAATTTCAAAAGTATGTGTATTTCATAAAGATGTAGAAATGATTTTGTTTCCCTCGATTTTTACTGTTGCGTATGCCATATTATTTACCTCTCTTTTTATTTTTTTTGAAAGCCGGCGGTTGCGTTGGGGCTACGGCTTGACCGCCGCCGGAGGGATTAGTCTAAATAATTAACCTTAGATATGCTATATTCTGTTTTTAGTTTCTCAAAAGCGCGTTCCGTAACTATATAATAATTTGTATCGTTTTCCACTTTATCAAGACGAATCCCACGCCCTTTTAGACTTAATTTAGTTGTTAAAAACCAGTGATCACCGTAATAACTCCGGCTTGCGTCAATCTGACATTCTGGCTTTTCTTGCCCCATTTCCGGCGTGTACATATACAACCCGGGAGCGGCAACCAGGGCGGCTGTCTGACTCTCTAATGTCTTTAATTTTTGACGCCCGATTCTGCGAAGTGTCAGCAGTTCGGACTGCGTTATTTTGCTTTGCCTTGCTAATTCTTCAGCGGTTCCAAGGTAAAACTCTGTAGTTTTTACAGTTTCAGAAACCTCGAAGAACTGTTTTAAGTTTATGAATCCGGTCGACTCCTGAACCGGGAAAGGAATGATTTTACACATTGTTTTTTCTCCTTTTCTGTGATATTCTGTTTTTGCTGATATTTTAATGATTTACAATTTATACTGTGGGGGAATCCGGGCTTTTCGTCCGGATTCCTTTTTTTATGACGCCATTTTATAAAGAATCAAGAATCTTAATTCTTCATATTGTCGGGAGTTAATCCCGGTGAAGTCGTTCCCGATCAGGTCCAGGAGCTTTTCCAGCTTTCTTTTTGTGTGGGCCTTTTCAATCTGGGACAGATAGATGTTATATCTCATTTTTTATTTCCTCCAGTCTAATAATAAGCCCTAACTCGTTATTCTTGTTTGATCTTGTGATATAGAAATCAATCACCCGATCATCAAAATATTTTTTGCAGGTCTGAAGCATTTTGCCGCTCATTTCCCATTCTACAAGCTCGCTTTTTCTGCCTTTCTGGATTTCGAAGAAATCACAGTGCATTGTGTTGAATAAGTCTAAAAATTTAATCATGTTTTTTTCTCCGTTCTCCCGGCTCTGCGTCCGGGTTGTTTGCTCTCTGTTGATGGTTATATAATACACTAATTAAGCACTAATAGCAATTGACATAATGTACAAATTAAGCACTAATTATTTATGGCAAATTGTGCATTATGATTAAGCACTAAAATTGTTGACAATTAAGCACACGCATATTATAATGAAGAAAAATAAAGGAGGAATAAACATGGCAGAATTAACAGTAGAAGAAAAAGCAATAAAGAATAGAGAAGCAGTAAAGAAATGTATGAAAAATAAGGATAGAATAAATGTGATCTTACCGCAGGGAACACTCGACAGAATAAACGCATACGGATTAAAAACCAACGCTTTCGCAAGGGAATTAATTCTTGCAGAACTTGATAAAATGGATAGAATGAAAAAAATGTAAATTAAGCACAAATAACTATTGACAATTAAGCACTAATAATATATACTGTAACCATAGAAAGGAAGTGGTTACAGAATGAGTGATTTATTCAATATTCCAGATAAAGACCGATGCGGAGTATACACAATAACAAATAGAAGAACCGGAAAGAAATATATAGGTTCTTCTACACAATTAAAAAAGCGTGCGGAAGTCCACAAGGGAGAAATCGCAAGAGGAAAACACAATAACAGGTCAATACAACAAGATATTTTGAAAAATGATGACTTTGATTTTAAAATTGTAAAAGTTATTGATGAATCAAACTATTTGTATTATGACGAAATTCGAAATAAAATGTATTTAGTAGAGTACAAATTAATAAAATCCGGAATTTTGAACGGTGAAGATTTGTACAATCTCGAAACATTAAAAGTAGTCGACGCAAGGTTGAAAAGGGTACAGGAAGATCAAGAAAAAATATCAAAGAGAAAGCAAGAAGTTTACGATATGCTGAAGCTTTCAAACGAAAAGTTGCTTTATGAATATGCGACTAATAATGATTTTTTTGAATCCAGACTGTTAAAAGAAGAAATCTTAAAAAGAATGAGTTGAACCAATCACACAGCCCCGGGGAGGGGCGGAACGGAGGACAAAATGAGAAAAGAGGATTTGCTTAACAAGAAAAATGAAACTGCCGAAAACTTGCAGTGGTACGTTAGAGACGTCATCACAGACGAGGACTTGAAATGTTTTTCAATTCCTCAGCTTGAAAGATTAATTAATCTTGTCGAGCGGGCTGAGGCATTTCGCGAAAAATGCGAAAGTTTTTGCACATTATCAGTAAATGAAGTGGTACAGAAGAGCACCGGACGAATTGCATATTTTGAAAACTCTGGAGAAATCCGGGAAGAAACTCCCGAAGAGTGTATGCAGGGAGCTGCTCGACAAGGGTATATCAATTACCTGAATGGCAACGAAAAGGCGTAACTAAAACAGTTACGCCCCGCTTGATAAGACCTTACAATCTTATTTTAACATATTTCAACTCAACGTCTCGCCGTTGATCGGGACGACTCCCAGTGAAATCATGGAACACCGGGAAACAACAATAAAAATTGCTGATATCGAAATTATATGTCAGCGCAGGGGAAAAGTCAAGGAGAAAATAAACATGAAATTAAACACATTGTCATATGTCCTCTGTTCCGAGGACACAATTGAAGCTGGTAAAGAATATTTCTTCGGTCAGCTCTGGGATGGAAACGGGGACGGCGAGGAACTTTTGGAGTCCGGAGCAATCGCCGTATACCAGAACGGTGAGGAGTACATTGTTGATTTCGAGATTCTGGAAGCTGCGGAAGATATTTTACAAACCCGTGTTAAAGTTACCGGGATTAACTAGGAGGAGAAAAATGAAAGAATTTGAATTAAAACAGGTGGCGCGGAATAATTCCGAAAGTTTCGGATGTGCCAAAGTTACAGCAGCTTGGCTGTGCGGCACAGAAGCTCAGAAAGAGGATTTTATAAATTCTCTGGGTGAGAACTGGGTGAGAATCCCGGCGGAACTTGTTGACGAAACCGCCGAGCAGAATTTTATTTCATATGCTCGGGCATAAGGAGGAAAAAAGATGCTAGAAAGAAAAATTGATCAAGCAATTGAGAAAGAAGCAATGAAAACCGGGAAGATGGGAACCGAACCGGTGACCGTAGAAATGACACTGACAAGTGGAGAAATCGAGGAGTTTAGAAACCTCGAAAAATATGACAGTAAAAATTATTTCTGGGAAGTTGAGGACAATACTCTTAGAATTTCCTACACAGAAGAAATTTAAGAAAATGGAGGAAAAAGAAGATGAAGAAAACAATTGATTTATTAAATGAAGTTGTAGCAATGGGATTCGGCAGAGAGCAGGCGCTTGCAGACATCGACGCAAGCCTTGACGCAGAACTTGAAGAAAGACAGCCGTTGATGGAGGAAGAAATACCAGAAAGTCTGTATGGCGATATTCTTGAAGGATTCCGAGCAGACAAGGAAATGAACGCATGAAAGCAGTAATGATACAAGGACATATGGATACCGTCCGGTTTTCAATACCGGGATGGAATGGCAAGCGGGGCGAAACATACCCGCTCCCGCCTTTTTCTACAATTGCCGGTATGGTCCATTTTCTTTGTCGGTGGGATAGCTGGCATGATATGGAAATATCCGTAGCCGGAAACGGAGTCATGAACAAGCCAGAAATCTGCATGAGGTGGCGCGGCGGAGCTGTCGCAGGATCAGAGACAGAGGAGTTTAAGCAGCGTTTTCCAGTCAGGGTAAAATCTGGGGATTCTTTTGTGGGCTGGGTCAATACGCCGATTTATGAAAGCGTTGTGTCTGATCTGGACCTGAGATTGCATGTTATGCCGGAAAATCAGGAAGAAGTTGATGTGATCTGTAGAAAGATTCTGAACCCGCGGACATTCCCAAGCCTGGGACGACATGAGGACTTGATAAGAATTGACGACGTGCAGGTTGTTGACGTTTTGCCAGCGCAGGAAATGACGCTTGATATGTGCACTTATGCACCGGCTACGGCAGAAACACCCGGAACAGTTTACACAATTCACAAAGACTACGTGATCAAAAATGGAAAACGAAGATTTAATGACATTCCGGTGAAATATTTAGACAGAGGAATGAAAGTAATTGCAGATTGTGATAATTTAAACAATCCTTGCTTTTTCATCTGATCTATAGTATTATTTAGGCAACAATTACTGAGGTAATTGAATGTAAATTTGAAATAGTACTGAATAAGTGCAAATTTTAATATTTCCATTTTGGAAAGACACAAAATAAGCCCCTGAGAGATAATCCCGGGGGCTTTTGCTGTCTTATTCTGGCGGCGTAATGAGTGAGGGGAACAACCCCGCCGCCGAAGTTGTTAAAATACATTTATCATAAAACTGTCGAAGTTGTCAAGCAAAAATTTTTTTATTTTGGGACTTGATTTTTAAAACCGATGTGGATAAAATAAAATCAACGACAGGCGACGGAACTCAGGAGGGGAGCGACAGCCAGAGCGCGAAAAGAATAAGAATTTAGCAGCCAGATCACGCCGGACAAGGTGCCGGAAGGTCTGGCTTTTTGTGCGTTATACGCCGGAAAACGACCGTATTACAAGGTGTATAAATATATAATAACTGTATTTATAATCCCCTCCAAGATTCTTCTAAAGACCTAGAGTTTATTAATATACATACTATACAGTACCGTATAGATATATAGAGTTAATAAGAGTAATGTAACGGTAAAAATAAAATTAAATAGACTGTTGACAAGTAATATAAAAGTATGATAAAACAGAATTAACAATTGAATAAGCCGAAAGGCAATAAGAATAATAAGACTATTTAAGACGATTAAAACCGAGCAGATCGGAAAGAAGAAAGGGATTTAGAAAGGTCCCAGATTGTATCTGCGAACGTGTTTTTGTCGTCTTTTTTTATTTCAATTTTTGGAGGTGATACAGTGAAAAAGAGTAATACAATAGTAACAGAACAGGGAATAGAAGTATACACTAGTACGATTAATTATTATGCTGATGAATATGCTGATTCACTGTATGACCAAGAAGAAATACATAAGCCAAATAGTAATCAATTTACAGGTATGATTAAGTATATAAATAAACATGTTGGATTTAACAGAGATATACTTGAGAGCATAACAGTACTTAATGAGATATGGGAAGCTTATACAGAGTTAGTATATAAATATAATCAAAAGCCTACGATAGAAGAATACGCATTATTGATTGGCATTCACAGAGACACAATTTATTCATGGGCGAAAGGAGAGTGCAGAGCTGATGACTATTGTGAAAAGCTAAACCTCTCACGCTCCGACACGATTAAAAAATGGCAAGATGAATGCGCACTCGGACGATATAAAAGCGCAGCTTCCGGGAACGTTGGTGGCATATTCCTTTGTAAAGCTGTTGACGGCATGGCAGAGACGGCACCAGTACAGGCAAACCAGCGGCAGGATAAACCACGGGAGAGCCTGGAACAGATCAAAGAAGAGTTTGGTGGTTTGCTGACAGGAGAGTGAGGCAAGATAGGACGTATCAAGAGCCCGAAAATGTGCAGGACTCACGGACAAACGGCACGAAAACAAGGCAAATTAGTAGAAACTGTGCAATGTATACAAACATAAGTCTTCAAATTGTGTAATATGTACATTAATCTATATAAAAAACTGTTGTTTTTCTTATAGATGTAATATTCCGACAATTATCTGCTATATATTTCTTCCTTGACCACTGCCGCAGGCCATTAAAGGTCAGCGCTAAACCAGGGAAGCGGGAACCCATGGGGCGGCGGGCTTCCCTGGTAGCGTCCGGCATGGATACCGGGGAGGGGGTGTATATAAGTCCCAACACACGCCGAGTGAGTACCCCGAGTTCCCGAAAAATTAAAAAAGCCTCTTCTAACAGCAAGGCTTAAAAATTCCAAAAAAACAAAAAAAGAGTTCCCCACGGCAGAGATAGTGATTGCAACACGACAAGCGGTAAGCCTTAACCGTTTCTCTGCCAAATAAATAAGGCGATATCAGAAAGGCAGGTACAAGATGGAAAAAATAGTAAACAATGATGGATATCTTCGGTCTGGACTAATGGACATTGCCAGGCAGTTACTGAGTATTTGTAGCGAAACTGGTGTTTCCAATATTCAGATAGCTACATCATCTCGGAAAGAGGGCGAAGGTATTACGCTTCTTGCAAAAACTGGTGACAAACCAATTCTTTCAGTAAAGATGGACACTGCCTATGAAAAAGAATAACTCTCAAGGTGAATCAATCCGAATCCGGCTCACAGGACAGCTAGAACGAAAGCTCGTAGCCGAAAAGAACCGAACCGGCAAAAGCGTATCGCAGATCACCAGAGAAGCATTGGAACAATATTTCCGAAGGAGATAGGCAAAACGCCGACTCAATTTTTCTCAAAAAATAAAAAAGAGGTTTTTATATGTCAAAAGAATAAAGTGAACGCTTTGATGAACTTCGTAAGAATCGAGTCGAGGTAAGCTATCATAAATACGGTCCTGCCAGGAAGAATTTTAAAACCGGGAACGTGCAGGCACTCCCGTCTATGGAACGGTGTATTGAGAAATATAATTCCACCGGAAACACAGAATATCTCGTGGATGCAGCAAATTACCTCATGTTCGAGTTTATGTACCCGCAGCATCCTAAAGCACACTTCAAAGCTACAGACAGCAAAGATAGCGCAGGGATAGTCGGAATCAGCGTAAAGGAAATGGAGGACTTGAAGAATGAACAGTATTGACCCAGTATATTACGCATATGTAATAGATAAAACAGCAATTTTCACAAGAGAAAAACCAGACCCGGAAAAAATTCAAGGATACGTGATATTTAAAGCAAATAAAGTCGAAGTTCTTTTGGACAACGCGACGGCGTATGAAAGCCTGAATGGAGATGTGAAGATTGACCTTTCAAAACAGAAACTAACCGATGCAGTAGCTATTTTAAGGCACGAACTTCTTACACATGGAGAAGTTTACAATGGTTTCAAAGCAAGCCTTAAAACAGCGATTGAGAAGTATTGCACCTGTGGTTTACCATTCGAGCCAGAAGACGAAACCGCCGGTAAGATTCTTGATTTTATGATCGGAGAGGAACAGAAAGAATGATTCTTGCAAAATTTGTAGCAGTCATGTTGGATATTGCATTTTTTACATTGTTTTTAGCATTTCTTATATCACAGGACGAAACCGAAAAGAAAGGCAATCCAATAGCGACGGCAGTATTTATATTGATGGAAATTTGTTTTGCAGTTAATGCAGTTGTGATTTTTAGATTATAAAGGAGGACACAAGTAATGAAATTTTCAGAAGCATTCAAACTTATGAAACAGGGAGCCAAGGTAAAGTTTCCATCATGGGGCGGATATTGGTATTGGGATGCAGAAAAAGAAACAATTATGATTCAGTGCCGCCCACAGGATAACGGTGAAAAAGGAGAATTACTTGATATTCGTGAGACGCAGATGGTGGAATATACAACTATGAATATGCAGTCTGATGAATGGATTATTGCGGACGAAACAAACTGCCAGGTACTCGGCGGTGAAGCAACATTCTCTTTCGGGGATGCAATTAAGTACATGAAGCGCGGACTTAAAGTGGCAAGAAAAGGTTGGAACGGAAAGAAACAGTACATTCAGCTCGCCACTGGAATTTCATATAAGACTGCTGATAATGAGATTATAAATTGCGAACACGATGCAATCGGAAATAAAGCCATTGCTTTTGTCGGAACATCTGGCGTACAGATGGGATGGCTTGCAACTCAGGCAGATATGTTAGCAGAGGATTGGATTTTTGCAGAATAAGAGGAGAACCCAATGTGGTTAGCGTTCACAATACAAATTCCCCTGTTCACCATACTGATTGAACGGGTGAAAATACAAGAAAAGCAGAAGCCTGTCGTTCTCAGGTTAGGGAAAGCCTTTGAATCTGACAGGTCGAGGCATCCAGAGTAGCTTAGGTCTGCGTCAGTGAAATACAATTTCCCAAAGTAACTGGCGCGGACTTAACGATACAAATATAGACATGATGCTTTCTAAAATTTTATAAAATATATCACTCTATCACGAGTCCGGGTAAAATCCCGGACAAATAATGGGCTATCGCCAAGTGGTAAGGCACAGCACTTTGACTGCTGTATTCGCGGGTTCGAATCCCGCTAGCCCAGTCGGACTATATTGTTTAGCCATGATATAGTTCCCCTCCGAATTGGTTCCATCTATCCCAACGGGGATGATTAAAGGGGCTTCAAATGCCCCGGATGGACTCTACTTATGTAGAACAGCATTTAGACCCTTTGTTGCGACTGCGAGGGCAAGAATCGCAACAGCAGAGGAAGTTACTCTTGAACTGCAATAACCCTCTGCTTAGGAAACTTAGTTCAGTTGGCAGAACGGTCGGCTCATAACCGACAAGTCACAGGTTCGAGTCCTGTAGTTTCCATTTCTTCCATATGCTGTCTATCCGTTTTATGGACAGAAAAAACTGCTGAATGAGTGTATGTGGATTATTTTTATGAAAGGTGTGTAACGGCACAGCCTGTTCAATGAAGATAATTCCCCGTTCGGCACAGTCTCTGAGTTAAATTGTCGTCAATAGGTGCACGTTGAGGACAGGAAGTTTTCAAGAGGCATATAAAAGGTTTCGTCGTTATCCACAATGACATGAATATCCAAATCCGAAATAACTCCGTGGGGCTGGCACGGCATAAAACAGCCTAGTGGAAAGCATAACACGATAAACATATTGCTAACCCGGGGTTTCCGGGTTATGTGGAATGTACGCTAGTGGAAAACTGACAGAGTCGCGCTCTGGTCTCCGGTTCGATTCCGGGCGTTCCGCTTTAATCCGCTTAGAGTTAAGCTGTTTATATACAAGTAGTCTATGTCTCAGGTGGGTTTACGCATGAGCGTAAACGTACAACTCACTAGGCGTTTGCGTAAAAAACTTTTTAGAGAGATGAGACCACGGGCCGTGAGAAGTGATAGTCGGCAATTCTAAAAGAACCATCTAGTTCATGCGTTTTACGATGGAAAGGTTAATGCTTATCTGGATATTTTCATCTGGTCCGAAAGCATGTGATGTGGAAATCAACCCAGTTCCTTTTCGGAGAACTGGCCGTTACAGGCGGTACGGAATGTAGCTCAGTGGTAGAGCAATGGCATTGTAAGCTATGTGCCGCAGGTTCGATTCCTGCCTTTCCGATTCCAATGAACTGCAATCATTGGAATCTTTTTCTCTTACTTCGTTCGGTTCCAGTGTTTCTCGTTGGGAGATTTATGCCGTTCAAGTCGGCACACTGGACTTTTTTAATTAAGGAGATGGTGTTTATGGACACAAAAGGATGTAAATGTTGTTGCACGTGTAAATGATACGCAGTATGCGAAGGCGCCTGCTGTAATGGCGACAGTGAACATTGTGCAGACTTTAGATTCTTTAATGATGGCTGCGAATGCTGGGAGAACCTAGACTATGAATCAATTAACAAAATAATGTCTGATTTGAAATTTTATAAAAACGCTTACAAACAATTAAGAACACGCTGTATCGAAACAGCAACAGATTATTTTGATCGTGGACAATATTATGGATTAATTATCCGCCCAACAAGGGAGAAGAAATGCAAATAGCAGGAAAAGAAATTAAAGACGAGTGTTCCAGATGCGGAAATATCCTCGAATGTAAGTTGTTCCGTCAGGGACATGGAATAAAACAGGAACGTGAGAATATAGCGAAGATGATTGAATGCCAGATGAAGCACAGGGAGGAAAGAGAAAAAAATGATTAAAATTTTAGTTCCTGGAACATTAAAAAGAATAAAATGTGTAAAATGCGGAGCATTGTTGCAGTACGATGAAAAAGAAGATGTTAAAGAAGAAAATATAGAGAAGCATTTTGCTACAAATATGCCATCTGGATTCGGGTACAAGCAAAAATACATTGTTTGTCCACAGTGCAAGAATAAAATTATTTTAAGTTCGACCAGATAGGGGGAGTATTCGTGTTCAAAAAGATATTCAATCTCTACATAAGATACAAGACCAAAAATCTCAAAGCAATTCCGTTGTTCGTAATGACATTTGACTGGAAGAAATTTCAGAAAGACGGTAAAAAAGATAGTTGCACACTATATTCAATACATCCAGACATTGCAAACGACCCGTTCTTAAAAGAAAAGTTGTCTGAATGCGTGGATTATATTCGAAATAACTATGACATGGAAATATTTACTAAGCTTTAAGGGAGGATGCCATGAGAATTGAAGATTTGAAGAGTTGGACAGTAGATCAGTTGAAAGAAGAACTTGTTCGGTTGGCTGATGAGAGAGAAGCAAAGCAACATGAGATTTTAGACAAGGATAATAAAATCAACGAGCTTCAGGCTGAACTGGATAAAATGTGCGCTTATAACAATGAGTTAAAAAGACAGGTGGACGAAAAGGCAGATACACCATTTTACGACGAATCTGTAGAAATCGCAAAATATCACAGGCAGCACCAGGACGATTGCATCACGATTAATCAGCTTCAGACTACGTTGGACGTACTTGTTGACCGATATGCGAATCTGAGAAAGATTCATGGACTGAGCTGATGAGAATTATTTATTCAGGCTCGGACATTGATTTTCTTGACACCACATACAATATCGAGGGAGAATGTCACCGAATGAACATCCCGACTAGGTTCTATCCAGACAGACGCTTGCTTCTGGCAGGGAATACGACCGCCATATACAACAAAACTGTAAATCTTTCAAAAACATGGAAAGCAGATTACATCGGGGACAATTATTTGACGATTTTGACATTGATCAGAAAGGACAACGGTAAATGAGCATTAAAACAGCACTTGAATCAGAAGGAGTAGACTTCTCTGAATATATGAATATACCAGAACCATGGGACGGCTCAGCACAAATTAAAATGGAAAATGGTACAAAGTGGGTGATTTGCCCGTTTTGTGGAAAGAAAGCCTTAAAGATTTTCCCGACCACAAAGATTTACCGGATGCCGTATAAATGTAAGGGAAGCAACTGCAAGAAAGAGTTTATGGTCAATGTATGAACAGAAAACGGATTAAATGTTTTTTAACAGGTGGTTGCAAGTTCAAAAGTTCGGACACAAAATCGAAATGTAATGACAAAGAAAAGACTTGCACTATTACGGAAACTTGCTACAAATGTGGGAAGAAGTATACAGCTATATTTGCTTATAAACAGTTAGGGATTACAGATTGAGGTGAATGCATGATTTCAATAGAATATGTACCTATACAAATTATAGAAACAGGCGAAGAAGTAAAAGCACGGATTGAAATTGATCCATTAGAAAAAGAAGTTACATATATCAAGCTCCAATCTCAAAGAATATGTAATTACGATACATGCCTTATTAAAATTGGTTCAAAAATAATTCCGTTTGATCTCATAAACGTAGAAGAAGGCATACCGCTCAAAATAACACTAGTATGCAAAGAAAAACTGCTTTATTTAGAATGGCTGTTAATAATTAATAATGCATTCCGAGGAACCACAATAAAACAAACTGCATCAGAATGGTCTGATATATACAATCAGAAACCAATTGAAAAAGATTATCTTACAGATGACCAGAAAAACAGGATACATAAATTGTTACTGAAAGAAATTGATATATATTTTCGTTCTAAGAAATCCAATATGTCGTGTTCTGATTTTATCGCAATTGAAGAAATTATTGCAAACGTGCTGAATGGAGAATGATTATGAAAAAGATAACCGTTGTAATAACAGTTTTAGCGCTGACACTTGGAATGGCCGGATGCCAGTCTGCCACAAGAAATTGCGGCGGAAACACAACATTAGAGTTGGAACCAAACCAAAAGTTAGAGGAAATTACATGGAAAGATGATTCACTATGGTATCTCACACGCCCTATGACTGATGATGATATTGCCGAGACTCACACGTTCCAGGAATCTTCTAATTTCGGAGTATTTGAGGGTAGCGTAACTGTTGTTGAAAGGAAAGAATAAATAATTAATCAGAGAGCCAGAAAGGAGTGCCATTATGAGTGACTTGAAGATATTTACAGGAAACATCGAACCAGAAGCGTTAAATCAGATTTATACATTGATAAAACAGCCTGCATTTTCTGAATGTAAAGTACGAATCATGCCAGATGTTCACGCAGGAGCAGGATGTGTAATTGGCTTTACTGCCGATCTCGGAGATAAAGTAATTCCGAACATTGTTGGCGTGGACATTGGATGTGGAATGCTTACAACACAAATTCCTACCGATGTGGGGACAATAGATTTAAAAAACCTTGACAAAGCAATAAGAAACAATGTTCCGGCAGGAAGAAATGTACGTGACGAAATCATAAATTTTGAAGAATTAGAAGAACTTCACTGCTTCCATCAGCTTAAAAATATCGAATGGATTCGCAGGAGCCTTGGTACGCTTGGGGGCGGAAATCATTTTATTGAAGTTGACACTGATTCAAAAGGGATAAATTATCTTGTAATTCACACTGGAAGTCGCAATCTTGGAAAACAAGTAGCTGAAATATATCAAAAAATTGCCATAGAAGACATGCAGGGTACAGACAAGCTCGAAACTGAAATACAAAAATTGGTGAAAGAATACAAGCGTTCTGGCAGACACAAGGAAATCCAAAATGGTATTGACGAATTAAAACGAAAATGGAAGCCAGACAAACTGGGTATTCCGAAAGAATTGTGTTACTTAACAGGAGAACACAGAAAACAATATCTGCATGATATGAAAATTTGTCAAGAATTTGCAAGAATAAACAGACGATGTATACAGAGTGCTATATTTTACACTATGAAGTGGACATTCCAAAGAAATACATGGTTTGATACAATTCATAATTATATTGACCACGATACAAACATTGTTCGCAAAGGTGCAATATCAGCTAAATATGGTGAGAAAGTTCTTATCCCAATGAATATGCGAGACGGATGCATTATCGCATTCGGGAAAGGAAACGAGGACTGGAATTGTTCAGCCCCGCATGGTGCAGGACGTATCATGAGCCGATCAAAAGCAAAAGAAAACATATCGTTAGAAGAATTTAAAAAGTCTATGAATGGGATATATACAACATCCGTTCAGAAATCTACGATTGATGAAAGCCCTATGGCTTACAAACCACCGCAAGAAATTATTGATAACATCAAAGATACCGTAGAAATAGTTGATATTATCAAACCTATATATAACTTCAAAGCAAGTGAATAACAGTCAAAGAGCCACATGAGAGCCAGACTAAATCTTAAGAAGAAAGGAGGTCTGGCTCTATTTTTATGCAAAAAATTATTGAAGAATCGCCGGAATGGTATGTGATGATCGGAAATAACATCATCAACAGTAATCTAAGCCCGGAAACAAAGTGGAATAAGTTATATTCCCTTGTCTACTTAATGGATGAAAAACATTCTTTTAAAGAATACCCGAATTATCGTGAAAAAGGCATAGGATTAAGCAATATTGGAAAAGAAGCTGCGCTTAATCAGTTGCTTCAAACAGGTTCAAAAGAATTTGAAGACCTCTACTACAAATATCTTCTGTTCGAAGCCCGAAACTATCAGGTTGACAGTGGTCTACTGTATCTGGAAAAGAACAGAATATTAAAAGAACGCTTCTATCAGCCAAGAAGAAATGTGTTCTTGAAGCACAATATCATCGGCTCTTTACAAGACTTGATGGATGATAAACTTGATATATTTGCGCTGAGCGTACCACCCGGTTGCGGAAAATCTACTCTTGAAGATTTCTTTCTGTCTCTGGTAGGCGGGTGGTTTCCGAATGATTTCAACCTGTCATCAGCGCACAGTAGTATTCTGACACGTTCACTTTATGATGGAGTTCTGGAAATCATCAATGATTCGGTTGAGTACACATGGCATGAGATTTTTCCGAATGTAGAAATACAGGGAACAAATGCAAAGGAAACTACGGTCAATCTCGAAAGAAACGGACGATTTAAGACTTGGACGTTCAGATCCATTGATGGTTCATTGACAGGAGCTACCCGTTGTAACAGATTTCTTACCGCCGATGACCTTGTGTCTGGTATCGAAGAAGCACTGAACAAGAATCGACTGGACACCTTATGGACAAAAGTAGTAAATGACTTGCGTTCTCGTAGGCTAGAGGGTTGCAAAGAGTTTTATATAGCTACAAGATGGTCAGTACATGACCCTATTGGAAAGCTACAGCAGTTATACGCTGGGAACCCTAGAGCAAGGTTTATAGCAGTACCGGCACTTGACGAGAATGGCAAAAGCAATTTTTTATTCACAGTAAATGGATTCTCTGAGAAGTATTTCAACGATGCTAAAGAGTCCATGGACGAAATCTCTTATAACTGTCTTTATCAGCAACAACCGGTAGAACGTGAAGGATTATTGCTTCCGCCAGATAAGCTAAAAAGATTTTTCTTTGGCAAAGAAGACGTTCCCGATGGATGCACGGACGAATACACAATTATACCAGACAGAGAAGCAGATGCGATATGGGCAGTATGTGATACAAAAGATAAAGGTACAGATTTTGAATCATTACCTATTGCATATCAATATGGGGATAAATTTTTCATCCCGGACGTTGTTTTCGATGATACCACAGATTACGACATCCTGGACAGAAAGACTGCTGATATCTTGATAAAACACAATCCGCATAAAATCAGATTCGAGTCAAATAACGTAGGAAATCGTGTTGCACACAACATTCAAAAGATAATCTCAGGGAAATGCCGAGCGGATATCGAAACAAGACCTACGCAAGCAAATAAAGAAACAAAAATTCTTGTGAATTCTGATTACATATCAAAACATTTTTATTTTTTACATCCGAGCCAGTATAAACCAAAATCCGACTATGGATTATTTATGGCGAATGTAACCACATATACCACAAGGGCAAAAGTAGCTCATGATGACGGCCCGGACAGTTTAGCAATGATGGCAGAGTACGTGCAGAATCCATTAGGCGGAAAAGCAACTGCAATGCGCAATCCATTTTGGGGAAGGAGATAATATGACCACAAGAGAATATTTAGGGCAAATTCAGAAATATGACAAGCTTATTAAAAATAAAAAATACGAAGAAGAACATTTAAGAAGTCTTGCTCTTGGGCTTAAATCGTTCTCATATGGTGAAAAAGTTCAGTCTACTCCGAATCCCAATCAAATGACCGATGCCGTAAGCGAACTTGTTGACATTCAAACAGAAATCAAAAAAATGGTTATTGAATACACAAAGAAAAAGCAAGACATTATTGAAACAATAGACAAGGTGAGCGATATCAATTCAGATTTGTATGATCTGCTGTTTAGGCGATATGTAAAAGATGAAAGGCTTGAAATGATTGCCTGTGAAATGGGATATTCCTATTCTCATGTGAAATTATTGCATTCGAAAGCACTGAATATCGTCAAAAACATTAAGAATTTTGAAAGTTAATACCTGATAATACTGAATAATACCTGCATATATTATATAATATAAGCTGTAAAATAAGCACCGGGAAGAACCCTTGGTGCTTTTTTCATGCAGAAAAATAGGAGGACAGGCAGTGGGGAGAAACAAAATAAATTTTGTTGACCTATGCCAAGGCGAGTTTGGCAGAAAAACTGCCTATACTGGCGTAGACCAGATTACTCCCCAGAACGTGGCACAGGTCCTTTCTGATACAATCGGAATCCATAACAGGAATAGAACCCTGATGGATTATCTTTACAGATATTACAAAGGCGATCAGCCAATTTTATATCGTGAAAAACTTGTTCGCCCAGAGGTCAACAATAAAGTTGTTGAGAATCATGCCCTTGAAACAGTCAAATTCAAGGCAGGACAGATATACGGAGAACCTATTCAGTATGTCTGCAAGAAGAAAAAAGCGAGTGAAGAAACAAACGAACAAGTTGATAGGCTCAATGATTATCTGGACGAAGCCAATTCAGACGCCAGAAACATTCAGCTTGGAATATACCAGAGCGCAGTAGGAACTGCATATAAAGCAATTCTAAGAGAGGATGAATGGACAAAGGATGGAGACTTACCGCCTTTCAGAATATTTATCCCATCACCGCAGGATGTATATATTGTTTATTCAAGCGTTACTGGCAAACCAGTGCTTTCCGTCCAGATTTTAAAAGACGAGGACAATCAGCAGTATTACCAGTGTTATTCTTCCAGACAGTATTTCAAAATACAAAATGGAGCGGTAACAGAATCTGGAATCAATGGTTTTGGCGGTATTCCTATCATTGAATATCCAAATAATCACGACAGACTTTCTGACATTGAAATTGCGATCACAATGTATGATGCAATCAACAAATATCAATCTGACAGACTGAATGGGGTTGAACAGTTCGTGCAAGCCCTAATGAAATTCAAAAACTGTGAGATTGATGAAGCAGAATTTGTAAAAATGATAAAACTCGGTGCTGTATCTGTAAAAGACGTCGGGAATGGAACACAATCAGATGTTGATTTAATGACTGCTGAACTAAATCAGTCAGAAAGTCAGGTTGCTAAAGATGATATTTACAACAATATACTGATTGTAGAAGCAATGCCGAATCGACAGGGCAATACCGGTGGAGACACAGGAAATGCAGTGTATCTGAGGAATGGTTGGGATTTTGCAGAACGAGACGCAAAATTGGTAGAACCATTTACGAAAGAAGCGGAAAAAGCATCCGCCAGAATTATTTTGAATATTATCCGAAAAACTTCAATGGACGTAAATATTTCAACTAGAGATTTTGATGTAAAAATCACCAGAAACCCGACAGATAACATGCTTGTCAAAGCGCAGGCACTTGATTATCTGTTCAAAAATAAAATTCATCCGCTTATTGCGCTGATTACTTGCGGATTATTTAGTGATCCACAAAAAGTATATGAAATGAGTTTGCCATATCTCGGAACCATTTATCCGGAATTGGCAGACCCAGACTCAGAGTTGCAGAAAGCGCAAGATTTGCTGAATGGCTTCAATAAGGATGTGATTTCAGAATGAGTATTTCATCATACGATGAATTAAATATCAGGCCCAACAATCGCAGAAGTGAACCGTATAAAGAATATTTCAGCAAAATGTCAATATCAGACAAAGAAAAGCAACAAAGGATAGCTTTTTCTGAACAAATGGAAGAAGTTGTCCTTTATATTTTAGCGTTGATAGAAACAACCATAGAAAGTGGAGAATCAGATCAAGAATACATTCAGACTCAATTTTACGACAAATATCTGGATGTAATTGCTTCGTATATGCTTATAGACACATATATCAAGCAATATGCTCTTGACGTGACAAAACAAATTATTGATGCAACATTTGAAAGATTTTCTGCCGAAGACAAAAGCATTACTGATGATTATTACCTGTCAAATGACCGGACAATGTTTATTTCAGAATGCGAAGCTAATTCGATACTGAATTACAGACAGTATTCAAAAGCTGTGAAAGCAGGAAAGACAAAGAAGAAATGGATTGACGTAGGAGACAAAAGGGAACGAAAGACACACCTTGAAGTCGGAGGAACCATACTCCCGATTGATGAGCCGTTTTCGGTTGGAGATAGCTTACTACAATTTCCAAAAGACACCTCGCTAGGAGCTTCGGCAGATGAGGTTGTGAACTGCCGGTGTTCAATTCAATACAGTTGATTTAGAGACGAGTAAAATCGTCTCTTTTTTATTAAAAAAAATATGCATCCCGATAGCGTAATCATGGGAGACACCTTGAGCTGAGCGAACAGCGTAAAAAAAGCGTATTGGTGAAAGGAGATTTCAATGACAAGAGAAGATGTAAAGAAGATCTTTCCAGATGCAACCGATGAGCAGATTACCTCTTTCCTGAATCAGTCAAATTCTGATGTGGCTAAGGAAAAAGCCAAAAATCAGAAATTAAAAGAAGATGCAGAAAAAGCAAAAGCGTTGGAAACAGAACTGGAAGAACTGAAAAAGCAGAACATGAGTGAAGCTGAAAGAACAGAATTGGAGCATCAGAAAGAGAAAGCAACAAATGAAAAAAGAATTTCTGATCTCGAATCTGCACTTAAAGCAGCTCAGAAAGACGCTCTGACAGGTAAAATCACTTCTATTTTTGCGAGTGCAGGAATGAAAGGAGATGCCTACGCAGGAGCAATCAAAGCATTTTCAAATATGGATGCTGAAGATGCACTCAAAGAAGCCCAGACTTTTGTTGATGGAATTTCCGAAGTAAATA